GTTGGTTTGATTTTGGAGAATAATAACATTGGTGGCTTCTCCTCCTTTTGAACTATGGAGGGTGAGTACCTTTACTCTCGGTTTACGACGAAGGTCTTCTCCATTGCTTCGCATGGTTCTAATATAAGTTTTAGTATTTGGAGTGACTTCTGTGAATGCATCATACCATGGAAGATGGGAATTTAATTGATATTCTTTTTTTAAATCATTTAATTTAAATAATTTGTCCTCGGTCTCTTTTAATTTTTTATCAAAACGTTCTAAAAGTCTTTGCACTTCTATGGTGTTAAGTTCACAACCTTTTTTCCATGCTTCCCAGTTTAAAATATCTCGATAAAGGGATTCATTTATACTTCTTCCATCTTTAGTTTCAAAATAAACCCCACGTCTTCTTAGCTCTTTAAGAATAGGTTTTAATAAATCATTGGTGCGGGCTAAAATATACCAATCTCCTTTAGAAAGATTAATGGGATCAATAGAGAAAAAACTTTTAATACTTCCGTCTTCTGCGGTTGGAGTGTTCCAAGGTTTGTCCAATCTTCCTAATTTAATATTATCTAATCGTTGAAGAGCTCTATCATGTATTTTTCGTGGAACTCTTTTCGATTGTTTAAGAGGTATTTCAATGGCATCAAAGTTAATAAAAGACTCTACATCAGCGCCGGCCCATCCAAAGATAGCTTGGTCATCATCGCCTGCGATATAAATATCTTTTGTATGTGGCTGTAAAGCCTTAATCATTTTCCATTGCAAAAGAGAAAGATCTTGAGCTTCATCAATAAAAATAACATCAAATTTAGGAACCTTAGCGTCAGGTAATTGAATTTGATCTATAAATTGATTAAGCATGTCGTTGTAATCAATGCGTTTATAAGTGTCTTTGTAGTCCTCAATATGTTTTGCAACCACTTGGATTTTATCTCTTTCAATTTTTCCAAGATGTTCATTACGATCGAGTTGATCTAAAACACTAATATTTCTCACCGTGGCTAAATTGATTAGACTTAAATACTCACTGTTCGAAGTAAAAATTCCATTAAACTCATTGGTTTCGTAAGTAGCATATTTAATTCTTAATCCACATTCTTCTCCTATTATTTTATAGTTTTCTTCTTGCATAACATTTTCTTCTTGCAGCCCTAGATATCTAAAAGCAAAAGAATGTAATGTGCGAAAGTATTTAATATCTTTTTTAGTTAGGTGGAGAAAAGCTTCTAGAAACCTGTCTCTTGCTTCATAAGCCGCTTTGCGAGTAAACGCAAAATACCCAATGCGATCTAGAGGAGTCCCTGAATTTTTGTACTCAATTACTTTATTTAATAACGTTTGTGTTTTCCCTGTGCCCGGTGGACCAACTACTTTATAATTCATTAGAAGTTGGGTTCCTTTGGTTTAGGTTTTTTAAATTCGATTTGGTCTACTTTCATTTGTTTGAGACGCCAAACTTTTTGAGTTTTGTCATCTATATTATAAGAAACATCATCCTCGGCGCCTAATTCTTGTTTCATAATAATTCCTGTATCTCGAGGATCTAATTTCCACCTCATAGGAAGCGTTTCAAAAAAAGAAGCAAACAAAAAATAGTGATAGCCACTTTCAGTCCAACAGAGTCCTCCTCGAATATCGCTACGTTTTTTACCTTGAGCACTGTTGACACAATATTCGTAAAGATGTTGATACAATTGATCTTTAATATCGGTTCCGGAGGCTGGATGAATAGTGACACAACCTTTTGTTACTTGATTAAGAAAGGCTCTAAACTCCTTGGGAGATAAAGGATCTGGATAAAAATGGGCGCGTAGCCAGATTAAACTTAAAAGATTTTTTTGCACGGTGAAGATATCAGGATTAGAAGCTTCACACTGGACTGGTTTTCCATCCGGTTTTTCTACCATGAATCGAAGTTTAGGGGTCGTACTCATAATAATTTGTAAACCAGAAATAAGAGGAAAAATAGAATTGGTGTCTGATTTGATTCCAAATTTTCTTTTAACGCAAACATGTTTTAGACATACCGGTTCCAAAATTTCATCATTACAGGTATGTCCTGCAGTATCTTTATCCCAAGCTTTGATTTTGTCATTAATTTTTTTAAGAGGCCAAGGAGTTGAAAAATATTTATTAGCTTCATTGACTTTGTCTTGCCACTGGTCTTTATATTTTTTCTTTGCAAAAACCATATAATTATACATAAAACGATCTCTCCCATCTCCTAATTTAGTTTTAGACAGTCGTTGTAAACAACATGGTCCATCTTCAAATTCAGGATCTCCTCCTTTTAAAACTTCGTCTTCGCATCGCGTGATTAGTTTTTCTAATTCTTTAGGATCTAATTTAGATTCTTTGGCTATTTTAATAAATTGTTCTAGAGATAAAGGCTTATTGTCTTTGTCAAGAGCATAACGAGTTGTTTCTTTTTCTTTTTGATAAGGAAGATTAATAAAATTTCCAGCTAACTTTCCATGTTCATCTGGTTCTAGTTCAACTTGTTTAGGATAAATTTCAGTGGTTCTTTTTAATTCGAGAGGTAAAAGTATAGACGCTAATGAATCTCGTATAATTTGAGCTTCGATGGCTTCTTTTAGAAATAAATAAATATGTAATCCTCCACTTTTTGATCGGCACGGGATTAGAGGTAACTTATATTTCTCTAGATAAGAAAGTAAAATAGGTATGTTAAAGTCTTTGTAATTTTTAGGATCTATATCAATACATCCAAAAGAGGCTTTACCCTCTTTGGTACAAGGTTGAATTCCGATTGATATTATTCCGTCTAAATGTTGTTTGTAATGAAAAGGAGTGACTGCTTCTTGAGCCCACACGTAGTGAGGTTTAATCTTATTTCTTTCTTTATCAAACTCCGCTTTGGACATGTCGGCTTTGCCAAAGTTTTCTTGGAGTCCAGAAAATAATTTTATAAATTCATCTATCATACATCCCTTTAAGCGGGGCGGCTTAAGTCTCCCGCTACCGCCCCTATATTCACCTTTGGTGAAACTTAGAAATTTAGGTTATCTTTCTCTGCTGCTTTATCTTGTCCACTTTTTATAGAAGTGTGAAAAGATTTAGCTTGCTGATAAAGGTCTACATTATCTACTTTTCTTAAAAGTTTTACAGCATAACCATACCAAGTAAAATTTCCTGATATTTCTACTGATCGTAACTGATAGATGTGACTAAAAGATGGTGGATTGAAGGTACCATTTTTACCTTTTTCACTGATGCTTTTCATCATTGAGTTCCATCCTCGACTCACCTTAAGTTGAGTAGACTTCATCGCTATTAACGCTTTATCCGAGCCACTATCCGTTAAGATAATAACAAAATGATTTGCAGTTTTAATAATGATGTTACCATTTTGAAGGACATCTTTACCTGATGCATCCTTCTTTGTTTGAGCAAGAACTTCAGGACCTCTATCCGGTGATGCCGGACGACCTTCTTTTCTTTCAAATGGTGCCCACTCAGGAAATGTGAGTTTATAATAGCATGGAATAACTTCAATGCCTTTTGCTCCATCGTACAGTTTTTTAGTAACTGTATTATAGAACATTCCTGGTTCAGCTCCTTCAACATACGCCGAATGTTTTTTCTTTGTTTCGTCGGAACTGTTTTGAAGTAGTTTTAGAAACGGTAGGGCCAAATCATCTTGGTCCATATTCTCTAAACCTAACTTCGCATCTGCTTCAAATAATGAAGCGGATGGTACACTAGCTTGCTTCTTGATAGTGACATCGCTTGTTTCTTGTGTCATGTTTATTTACTCCTTATTTTTGTTTGGTTTCCTACAAACGTGTTGAACAAATCAGAGGGCATCTCTTTGCCTGCTTCAGTACGCTCTCTGAATAGTGCTTTTAAAGTCATTGGTTCTACCTTTAATTTTTGGGCAGGTTGGTAGCCTTGACTTTGTGCAAGGGTTGCATAATCGCTCGCCTTGTTATCTTCGTTACGACCAAAGGAAACGGTGATTTCATTTTTAATGATATCGCCTAGGTCATTATTTCGAAGCCAGTTAAATGCTGCTTCTCTTTTTGCTATAGGTATAGAAGCACCATAAATTTTTTTAACATCTACAGAAGAACCATCTGCGAGTTTTAAAGAAGATAAAGACATCTCATTCATAAGAGTGGGAATGACTTCACATGAAATTTTTTCAGCTGTTTCTTTCAAACTTTTTAAATCTTGTTCTTTTGCTTTAATATTTTTTTCTAACTGCTGAAGTTTAAGTACTTCATCAGAAAGATTTTTTATATTATCTATTTCATTGATGGCTAAAGATTGATCCTCTTCCATCAGTTCATTTAATTTATTCATTTATTTTTCTTTCTTTCATTATTATATTTTTAAATTAACTACATTAAGAATATGTCGCTTTTAAGGCATTACTCATCTATTTTTCCTTTCTCGTATAAGTTGATGGAGATGGGATAATACATTTTTTCTTGTCGGTCCCATTTTAATAAATGATATTTACCATGCGTTATATCCGATACAACAGAACATGCTACGCCAATAATTGCTGGATCACCTGTCAGTAAAAGATAATCTGTTGGACGATAATCCTTTAACAATCTTCGTAATTCAAAAATAATAGGCCCTGGACTAAAAATCATTTGGGAATCCTCTGATAAGAGGACTTTAATTTTTCCAAATTTTTGAGCTCCCATAATATTAATTTTAGGACGCCCTTCTTTTGTACCTGGAATTTCCTGAATAACGTAAATTATTTTTTCCGGATCTTGTTTTAAGTCTTTATAATCGAGATTAGCCATAACTTTCTGTTGACACTAGATATAAGATAATATATCTTTGTT